CTGGGATAAGAAAAAACATTCTTTCTCTTTCCTTTACTGTTTCTGATTCTATATTTCCTCATCACGTTATATATTGATGACCCAGAATCTGCTAATGTAAGTATTTGATCATTACTCATCATCTGAATCATTCTACGTTTGACAGATTCATCTCTAACGTGGAACCCTTGTATCAACTCTTCATCAGTTTGAGGGAACAATTTCAGCACATCAAGAATATCTATGTCACTCTGTGTGAACAGCCACTTCTGTCTGAACATAGATTTTCCATAAGACAGAGCAGTCCTTGCTACGTCTAAGCTACAACCCCAAGGAATTGACTGTCTGGCATTAGAAACTAAACTTATTATGTCATCCAAAGGGTTGTCAGATCTCAAAGGTTGCAAACACAAAAAACATTGAGCTAATTGGGAATTGTACATTCCATATGGACCAGCAGTGCCATTATTGAATTCAGCTAATAGCCAAGAAACCATATGTTTTCTCCAATTATTTTCCATCAAACAGTGTTTCAATAATGGCATTGGTGCTTCCACATAGTCATAAGCCGTTTTCTTAGGATTGTACACCGGTTTGTCAACCAATTGCATAGTTCGGCTTTCGTCATCAGCTGTTGTTATAACATAAGTTTCTTTGATATCTTTGCAACATAACTTTTGTATTTCATCTATGCCTTTCACACAAACTGTTCCAATAATTGCTGAGCTTGTTTGATCTTGTCCTTGTTGCATACTCCTGTAGTGTTTGACCATCCAACAAGTTTCTACTTTGTTTGAGTGGCAATATGCAACCTTCAATTTAGTTTCTATTTGTTCAATTAACTCATTTTCACATTTCGGGGGCAAAACAGTCCATCTGGATGTGTCCACCAACAATTTGGCGGCTGTGGAGACTAGACCTGTAGAACCGATCAATCTTGCGACGATACCAATTCCAACTCCCATGAATGGTGCGTGCATGTTGTGACACCAACCAGATTTATCTTCTGATGAACTGATTGCTCCCTTAGTCAACATTTCATGCACAGCTATAGCAAATTTACTAAATTTAGCTGGATCTGTTTTATTATCTACAGGTTCTTGATCAACGTATATTTCACCATTGTTTTCACTAAACATTTGGAAAAGTCGTCTGGACAAACCCATTTGAGGTACTTCGCGTCTTGAGGATTTACCATTTTCAAGAACATATATACTGATGTAATCCTCTCTTGGTCTGGCCAAAACTCTAGTTAGCAAAGAATACACGTTCTTAGGGTCTCCTGTTGATTTCAATAAATCCATGAAGTTCGTTATTTGCTTCACTTGTTTCACTTTTGCATGTTCCAATGTGTGATCGTTCATTTTGGACACAGATAGAGCCCACTTGTAGCTCATTAAAGTGCTAATCTTCACATTAGCATTTTTTTGCCTCAAACCGAAATTTGTTTCATTGCAAGATCTGTAAGCCAAAGCTATGAACACTAACACATTAAAAAATACGACTTTGTTTGTCACTTCCATGTAATTGTCAAAATCCAATTGACCAAAATCATTGTTGTTTATCCTTCTGAGACATTCAACACCTAGATTGTAGTTTTCTAATAATAGTTTCCTTTCTTCTTGTTCTTTCAACAATGCTTTTATTGGTTTTTCAACAGTCAAAAAAGGGTCTTCACCAGACCTAGGTTTCCACATCATCATCAAAGACAAATCTTTCTCCATGTTCAAGAATCTCATAGGTAATCTAAAGAATGGAGTTACTTGAAGACGTCTCGTTTCATCTTCATCTGACTTTAATGCTAAGTCCAAAAGTGCATAATCGCTAAATCTAAGTTTATTATTTACATGTTTAGCCATGTCATCATGTTCTTTTTGTCGGTCCCCAGTACCAGATAGCATGTTGAGAACCATAAATCTGAGGTCTCCTGCGATTGCACTTGTCGTCCAAGAAGAGTTCCTCAGTACTCCCAGAACCAACATTAATTTTTGAATGACGGACCATCTATCATGGTCTTTGCAATATGAAAGTGTTACTGACACCATAGCAAGAAAACGACCTGGCAGTGTCTTCGCATACGCTATGTCTTCATTGTCTATTTTGAAAGTTGGTGATTTCATCCAACCTTCATGCCCTTCAAGTTGGCTCCAA